CCTAGTGGACAGAATTTAACTTCCATTATGGAATCAATTAATAAAAAGGTGGAAGCGATACATAGAATCTCTCATACGGACGCAGTTAGAGGAACTAAAACACAAGTTCAAAGCGGTATAGCTTTACAAACAGAATTTGAATTATTAAATGCAAGACTATCTGAGAAAGCTGATAACTTACAATTAGCAGAAGAACAATTATTTAAACTTTATGCTTTATTTCAAAATAGAGATTTTGATGGCGAGATAGATTATCCTGATTCATTTAACATAAGAGATTACTCAACTGACCTTATGTTCTATCAACAAGCCAAATCAATCAATGTTAAATCTCCTACATTAACAAAAGAGATTGATAAAGAAATAGCTAGAGCAGTAGTAGATGATGATGAAAAACTTAACGAAATATTTGATGAGATAGATAATAATTCAGAAGTAGGAGAATTTACCCAAGACGAAGTAGTCAAAGAAACAGTAGAAGAAGAATCTGTTTGATTTTTAAAGGGGAACTTGCTATCGTTCCCCTTACTGTTATTTAAGTATTCTTGCTTCTTTTGTATTTACTTCTGTTTTTTCTACTTCAAAATAAGATGCATCTATATATCTACCTAATGCATTATCCCATTGTTGAACTATACAGTAAAACATCTTATCAACTTCATCCCAGTTACAAACAAGACGTCTTTTTATTTTAGGGTCTCTTGCCATCATTCCTCCTTTCCATGAAAATATTTTTTCCATACCCTATTATATATCATCGACTTTTTAGAAATCGTTTACTATTGACTAAAGTCACAAAACTGAAAAAATGAGCTACTGTTATCAATATAACGAAATTGAACAAATCGTTTTTTTTGATTTTCTAGTTTTTTTCTGTTAGAAGATTTTATGGCTAACATTCTTCAAGAAATGACTCAATATCGCATTAAGCAAATTGAATTTGCGGAAGCTGAATATTACGAGCAACTCACAAAAGTTTTAGATAAGATAGAAAAAGATATAACTTCTCTAGCTGGAAAATCTTTACCCATACAAGATGGAAAATTAATTGAGTTAAGAGCCGCAATAGCAATGCGTCCTAAAATTAAAGCTATCTTGGAAAGAGAATATTTAGCTTGGTCAGATACAGTGGTTAGAACAGGATTTAATAAACAAGCTAAAAGAGTTGAAAGAGCTTTTAAGAGAATAGGAAGAATACCAAAGGAATTTCAAGAATTAACTAAAGGGGATTTAATTCTAATACAAAATCTTAAACAACAATATTTTACTCAATTTAAAGATATATCAAATACCTTTACTAGAAAGCTATCCGAAAAGGTTTATCAGAATACTTTATTAGGAACTGAATTTACCGTTCTTGAAAAAGAGTTAAGACAAACCATTAATGGTATTTATGCTAGTTCAGATGATCCAGAAATTAATAGATTAGTTAATTATGTTAAAAAGAATAAAAAGAACAAAAGTAAATCAGTTAAATTAAAGGTCGAAAATAGCGTAATTAAGCTACAATCTAAATTTGGTAGGGATAGGGTCGGAGATAACATGAAAAGACACGCTGGGACGTTATTAAACGACTCTTTGAGGGATTTTGACGCTACTTTAAACTTCAATAAATCAAAAGATGCTGGATTAACCTATATTAAGTATTATGGAGATATTATTCCAACCACAAGAGACCATTGTAGAAATATTGTTAATGGTGTATATGATAGAAGAAAAGGTGGACTTTTTACAATTGATGAAGTCAGGAAACTTTGGAACAGAACAAGTTGGTCTGGAAAAAAATCAGGCAATCCTTTAATTGTTCGAGGTGGATATAATTGTCGTCATCAATGGTCTTATGTCAATCCAGATTGGTATGACAGTAAAGGCGAACTAATAATATAGGAGAAAATATGCCAGATGAAGAAAAGGTTATTGCACCTCAAACGCAATCAACAGAAGAA